CTTAGTGCTTTTCTCTATGAGGCCCAGCGCCTCAAATCCGAGGATGGTAGCGCCTGTTTCGAGTATCTCCTGGGGGCTACCACCGCGCAGGGCGGTAACACCCATGAATCCGCCTGTTACGGCAGGGATACGCAGCCCCGCTTGTGGGATATACTTGTGAGCAGCGCCTACTCCATAACCCATAGCGGCGGCCTCTCCAACCCTTTCGCCCTTACTAATAACATAATCCATAAAAGGCATATCTGCCTCTTGCTTTGTTGGCAGTGTCATAAGTTCGCGGGCAGCAAACCGAGTGGCAGCAGACTTACCTGGCGCTCCTCGAAATTCCAGAACCGTTTTACCTATAAGGCCAGCAATTGAAGCCCATTTGCGCGGATCACTAAGTTTCATTTTTTGAGAGTATCTTCCGATAGCATCATGTAGGGCGGCGGTAGTGTATTTATGAGCTTCGCCTTCGGGCATACCCTTTGGTGTTTCAATTCCTTTGGTACTCAGCCAGGTTGATATGTTTAGTGGGTTTGTAAAAGGCAAAACACCGAGAATATAAGCCTGTTCTTTTGGGCTGTATGATTCGATAATGCTTATTGCGTGCTGAACTTTGCGTTCATACTCTGGGTCGGTCTGTTTTATTGTTTCTCCAATCTCCTTTGGTTCAGCTATATCAGTAAAGAATCCAGTATGACCACCGTAGCTCAAAGCCTCTGGCTCAGGGATAGGTAGAGTACGGCTGGGTGGCGCAGGTCCTATTTTTGGTTTACTCGCCATCTGTTCAAGAGATATCTTTGGACTATGAGCCATCTGCTCAAGAATCTGATTTTTCGGTTTTGCTGACATTTCTTCAAGAGTCAATGACATTATTTATTACCCAAGGCACTGATAATTTCTTCTATTGAATATCCGTTATCAATTGCTGCTAAAATTTGTCTTTTTGTCGCATCATCCAGTTGTCCCCAGTAAGGGTCAAGAGCTACATCCGGAGCCGATTGCATCCGAATATCCGTTGATTCCACGCCAGCAGTTTCTCTTTGTGCTCCGGTTTCTAACTGTCCTGTAGTTTCAGATTGAGTAATTGCTTGCTCTTGAAACATTGGCAATTTATCCAATTCTTTTTGCGCCCATTCTGCAACTGCTGGATTAAGGGGTTCTTCTTGGCCTCCCATCGTTTGATAATATGGTCCTTCCGCTGACCGCTTTAATGTCTGCAAGAATTTCATTTTTTCCGCAGGACTCATATTCTCATAATGTTTCGCAGAACTTGCACGTGGTTTAATACCAGCAGAAATTTCAGCAGCTAATCGAGCATTCTTTTGCGCATCTTCTGTTGAGTATCCTTTATCAATCCAGTATTCAATTTCATCTTTAGTTGCTTTTACTTTACCAACAGCTTTAGCTCTGGCTTGATAATATTCGGTCTGCGCCTTTTTTATAGGTGTCTGCATTTGTCCCATCAATAGAGACGTAATCAATTGCTGACCTATATTCGTTCTCGCTATTGGCAATTCTGGAGCTTTAGCGCCAGTTACAAATTGTCCTAAATTCTGAAGGTCGGCCATTGTTGTCGTTCCGCTCGGTGTCGGCATGGCGACTGGGGAAGTCTGCATTCCTTGCATGTAATTTACAATATTTTGTATGTCCTGGCCTTGAATTTTTCTCTCCTGGCCTTGCATAAGACCACCTATCATATTTTCAATCCCCTGGGCAAAGTAAGTTCGCCAATCAGAGGCCGGATTATAAGGTGATTGTTTATAGAAAAAGCCTGGCATTTTAGACTCCCGAAAAAATCAAGAAAATAAACTCTTTAATCCACTTGTTAATAAATTAGAACCTGATGTACTTCCGAAATAACCTCCCAAACCCATACCCAAAGCTGGCATGAGCATTGAAGCAAGGCCTGGGCTTTGTTGTTGTTCAACGTAGCCATATTGTGGCGCCGAACTCATCAGAGATGACAATACTTGAGTATAAGGATTCGCCCAGGGCTGCTGGTATTGCCATTGTTCTTGATTGATACCTCTTTGCATAGAACCCATATTCAGAATTTGAGAAAGGATATCCGTACTCAACCCGGCGATATTGCCAGCCTGGCCCATAATCTGACCTGGCATTTGTGCCAAATTCATAGCTTGATTTACGCCGGTAACTTGTCTGTTCTTTTGAGCCTCACTTCCAGCGTAAAGATACGGTGCTAATTGTGCGCTTAATCCCTGAGATAGATTCGATGCCTCTCTTGCCATTGCCCTATTTAATGCGCCCGTATCTGCCGTTCCTGCCTTTGAGACATAGGATTCCTTCAATTGCGGTATTATGTCTCTAAAGAAGGTATCTAAGGCCAATTTTCTTGCTGGCTCGACAGCCTGCATAGCCATTTCAGGGTCATACGGTGCCAGAACACCAGCGAGGGCCTGCTCTGCCGTCTGTGTGGCCCTGCTGGGCACACCTGTATCAACCTGCCCTGAAATATCCCCGAAATACTGTTGTCCACCTGTGGCTATCGGAGTAAGACCCTGAGCGACATTAAAACCTGCCTGTTGAAGTGAAGAAGCGCCCGGTACTGTCCCGCTTACAGCGCCAACATAAGGACTAATATAATCGGTATACTGTCCGAAAAGCTCACGCATACCGGTACCTTTCCATGGATCAACCCTCTTTACTGTGCTCCCGCCACCACCGAAATAACGAACAGACGGATTTTCAGGGTCTATCTGGAAAGTGTATCCGTTTCTATGAATTTTAATTGTTTGTCTTTTTGTTTTGCATAGGTGGTTCCATAGCATCTTTTTTCTCCGATATTTTATACTCCATCAAAACCTTTTTAGAGCGTTCCCAGCCCTGTTTCTGACAAACATTCGGCCTGTTAGTTGCCATAACTATTTTTTGCTTCAAATCATCGGGAATGGGTAGGCTGAAAAGATAGTCAATTAGTTTTTTATTTACTGAGCCATTGTTGGACTGATATTCTTTGTCGACTGAGAATGCCTGTATGTAGATATATCTTTCGATTGGGTCAATTTCAAACCAGACAAAGCCTTTTATGATGTGAGAAATATCCTGCAATACAACGAACCAGATCAAAGGGTTCAATACTTTAACAATTTGACCTGAATTATTGACTGTCGGTATGGTAATAATATCTTCTGCGTAGCCATAAATCATATCTATTTTTTGGGCATCCATACCATCAAACTGCTCAAACAAATATCGTGGTATTACCCTTGGCGTAATCACTCTCTGGAATGTCAGCTCATCTATTTTTGCCAACTTTAAGCCCTCTAAGGTTGATGAGTGTTTGAAATTGGGAGTCGGGCAATTTTCCACATCGTTTGCAAACGATATATCTTTTTTGTCCTGGATTATAAATCCACTTATGACCAAATATTCTGCAAAGCAATTTATGCAACTTTTAGCCTTCTAATTCTATTTTTCGCCTGTGCTAAAGCATCTGTGCGGTACTGAACGTAACCGCAAACTTTTATCTTTTTTATTGCGTTATAAACTCTTCCCCAGGCTTCTTCTAAACTTGCGCCATTTGCAGCAACAACTCCTAAGATACCATCAGCACCGGAGCATTTGAGTTTACCCGCATCGCTGTATATATCTTGTCCCCAGAAAAGAGGATGATCATCTAACTTTCCTATAATTGATATATCTTTGGCAAAATCCATTCTCAGTTTTGTTGTCGCGTAAGGGTATGGAGGGATACTCAATCTCTGAGAAGCTGCATAACCATCTTGAAAATCGACCTTAAAATCATTCAAAAAGAAATCAGCTAATTTTCCCTTAATCAAAGTCAACAAGCAATAAAGTGCATCATAGACAAAACCTGCCGATAATTTCAAAAGGTAGCGGAGTTCTTCTTTTACAATACAAGTAATAGCACAAGGCCCGATGTAACCATCACTTTTTAAGTAGGATGCCATTTTCGTTACGGGTTCAGAGCCTTTATTTATCCAAACTGTGTTGCTCTGGCTCCCGGTCGGCAAGCCCAAATCAGCATCCATAAGCCTTTTGGCTTCTATGGTCTTATTAAAGAGCACCGGGCCTTCTGAGTTTAACCACACTTCAGTAGAGACCTCCGTGCCATCAATTTTCTTCTGCAGAATGTACTCGAATTTATCTTCAATTCTCATCAGGTATTCATCGAGCATTTTCGTTAAAAGTTCGCCGTGAAATCTTTCCACGTAATTTAGATCGCAATGATTGTTGTCGGGCTTGAATACCCATAAGTCTTTTCTGTTTTGTAAGAACTTCGCCCCCTCTTTTATAGATTTGAACTCGTGATATTCTGGTATGGCAAAACCCATCTTTTCGGCCAGCTCCATACCCTTGCGGCGGTCCACTTCCAATTCTTCTGTCAGAGTAGAGGCCCCGATGACTTTGTGATCTTTAGACAATTTATCGGCCAACAGACCAAAGACGCTGGCAGAGTTTATCTTCAATCCGAATATCTTTAACAAAGCTATGTCATGCTTGGTTTTTTCGTTTGGATGCGTATTATCAAAGATAACAATCTCCGCATTTTGAATTTCCTTTTTCAAATTTGCGAAACTGATTTTGCTCAGGATCCCATTGTAGTTATTGCGATACTGTGGATTGTGGATGTAGATTCCAACATCTAAACCATAGCGTTTCAAACGCCATACAATCGGAAGAAATTCACCTGAATTACTCATAACTACTATTTTCATACTAATTTGTAATAATTTAGTATATTATTCCTCTTCTGACCAAGTTCCGTGCTTCGATATTGTCACCCAATCTCCATTCTCATCAGCGACAATATGTATACATTCACCGATAGCATCTGCTACTTTGTATTTATCATTTGTTTGGCCGCAGTCATCCCTTATCGCTGCCGCGCCCGGGTCTATTCGTAACTCCTGCGCAGCCTGAACTGCAAAGAAGTAATGAGTACCCTTTTGAGTTCCCTTTGTGGCGGATTCCGGCAGCAAAATAGTAACCGTTCCAGTAGCGCCTAAGTTTGTATGTACGCTGCCCGATTCATTCTCCTTGAGGATATCATCTGATGTATGAGCTTCTATAGTTAAGTTATTACTTAACAGATAATTCATCCGTAAGGCCAACTTACTATAAATAGACTCTATATCTCTGGCTGTATCTTTGTTAATCTTAGGTAGTGGCTCTATAAAAGGCGGCAGTTTCTCTGTTGGCTCAAATGTTTTCAACCGAATTGTTTCTGCTAATTTATCCAATGGGAGATCCTTGCTCAAAATAAGGTATAATAGCGTGTATTTCAGGTCTGTTTCCGGTAGCGTTATTATCTAAAGAAATCCTGTGAAAATCTCCCTCAGCTCCGCAGTACAATCGTTTCAAGACCATATCTCTTGAAGTTCCTGTCTCTGTACATTCGACTGTTTTTATTTGATAGGAACTATTCTCAGTATTGATAAAAAACTCCACATTAAAAGAGGCGTTTTCATCTTTATCCACCAGAAAATCCAACCAGCCTAATATTGCTTTTCGGCCTTCTTTGGAGAAAGGATTCCATTCAGCGCCCTCAGCCAGGCATCCTATTGATACTCCGTTATCAGAATCACCGTCAAACATCTTGAAAATTTGGCCGTTTCTGTCACCCATCAAAATTACAGAATAACCTGCTCTTCTTGTTATTAGGTCATCCAGCGAATAATCAAGATCATCCAAGGAAATCCCTATCATATCATCAATTGATATAGTACTTTGCAGAATCGAATAACCAATAACATGTAGTGGTATTCTAAATATAGAGAAATTATTGACTTTATAGTTTAAAACTAATAACTCATCCGGTTTTTCTGAATTTTCCGTAGGGTAAGAAAAAAGACCCATCCTTAATTCTTTAATCAACTTTGAGTAACAGTAATGAAGGGCTGATAGATTAAAATTAAGTAACATATTTGGAATTTTTTCATCGATCCCATATACCTCTCTTGCATCACATGCTACAAAACGTTCATTACTAATTCCGACAACTTCTTTCTTAAATGGAATCAAGGACATTGTTGCATATAAACCTTCATCTTCATCTGAATCAATAGAGTCCCATCTAAATGGAACATCTGTGTCTCCGGTATATGAGATTTTTTGAAATCCTCTTTCAAATCCAACGATGAGTTCGTTTCCAATGAAAGCAGCGCCGATAATTTCATCATCTCTATCCGCATCGGAGTAATCATCATCCCTGAAAACAACAGCCTGACCTCTTAGAACTACCTGAGACCATCTAACTCTTTGATAACATGCTTCTCCTCTCTCAATAGTTTTCAAAAGCAAAATTCTGTTTTTGAAGTGAAATATTAACAAACAGGTATTGACATCATTATCAGGGCCTCCTTCGAAATCCAAATCTATATTGAATCTGGTAAGGTAGTTTCCATCGTACTTGTGAATCTGGTCTTTGAAGTTGGTTATGTATCCTATATTGCGAAAGTTTTCAAACCAGAAGAAATTTGCATCATCTCCAGTAAATTCATCATAGGTAGCGCTTTCCTTAGCAAAGGCCACCGTTACACCTTTTACAGTTAGCTCCTCACCACTTTCAAAACTACCTTCATAACCACGAGAAAGTATAATCGTGCCATGAGCATCACCGTCAGACCAGCTACCCCCATCCCAAACAATGTCTTTAATATAAGCCGTATCACCACTGACCGATCCGGTTATTATGTCATTAGGCAAAATCTCCTTTTGTCCGAGCTTAAATGGTATTTGCAATGTTGTTATATCTTCAGACATGCCAGTATTGGGATTATATTTATTGAATCTTCGAGTATTCGCAAACAGAGTTTGTTCAATTCTATTCTTGTAATAATTATGTATCCCCATTACCGGATATTTCAGATAAGAATTTAGGTAAATCATTCCATAAGCGCCAGCACCATAAATTCCTGTTCCGTAGGGGTATGGTTTTGATTCCAAATGAACCATTCTTGCAAATGGAGTATAGCCCTGGCGTTTTTTGAGGACACCTTTATAGATATACCAATCGTAAAGCTTGCTAAATGCATCTGCCGGTGAAAGCCATGGCTCTCTATCCAGTCGCAAACCGCTTTTGAAATCATAAATTGGATAAGGCTTAAACATCTATTATTCTACGGTTAAGTAATGAATTAACTTTATTGTCATTGTCGAAGATGTAGTAGAGGCGCCATGCTGAAGAACGCCAGCATCGTCCGTACTACACTCAAGATACGAATATGCATCGCCTCCACCAGCATAATGCTGAGCAGAACCTCTACCACCATCGCCAACATGGTCATCAAAAGTTGATGAGCCATATCCTTTTGGTTTCATAGCATAATGAACAGCAGCACTTGCTTTAACCTCAAAAAAACATAAAGCACGATTTTCTCCGACAATACTGGATAGGTCTAAATCTTGCCAAGTATCCGCAGAAGTAAGTGTTGTATTAAATACTGTAGAACCGTCATATTGTAATCTGGCGGCGCCGACCTGACTGCTGAGCTGGTCATCAACGTATTTCTTATTGGAAATATCTTTGTCGGACAAAGGTGCTGCATCTGTTGCTGTTTCAGTACCATCAGGAATTACCGGTACATCGTTTACATCGACCTTAATCAAATTCACATTGCCGTCTCCGGCTTTGTTTCGGCTCTGAAGATAAGAATTGTTTCCGACTAACCCAAGAGTAAATACAGGGCTTTTAGAGAACGTTATTATCTCGGCGAAAGTCCTTTCAGCACCCAAAAGAACGGCGATAATTTCATCCGAAATGGGAGTCCAGGTTTCATTACCGGCGCCATCCGCGGCTGTCAAGATATTGAACTGATTATCCGGCGAGCTGTTAGGGTCAATCCAGATACAGCCTAAATCTGTGGAATCGAGGTAATCTCCATCGAGTCTTGCTGTAGGGGCCGAATCCTGAAAATAAACCCGGGCCGAACCTTGACGTGGACGACCTGTTTGACTACCACCTGTTGCAAAGTAGTTATAAGCATTAAGCGCCGTTTCCAGCGCCAAGTTGTTTGCCCTGATTACATCATTTACTTCAGGTGCATCTATATGTTCATGCGGTTCGCCTTTATCCCATGCTGCGATAAAGAAAGGAGACCAAGAAATCAAAACTATTGTTAAAAAAAATACAAATTTCATGTTTTTTCTAAGCCATGCCATAAGTAACTCCTAATTGATTTGAAGGTCGTATCTGTGCTTAAATACCCAGAGAACCAAATCAAATGCGCCATCTGTCTCCAAGATGTTTAAAGGATTATTTCTACCTATTTTTATAGCAGATGGAAATTTGGCGATTGTAGGTGAAATTACACCATTCGTATTTAGGACACCAGTAACGAACTTCCCGATAGCGTCCATAACGCCATCATCGAATGGTACGCCACAAACTTCTACCGCAGCGGTAGAGCCGTTTTGTTTACTCGGAGACCAAGCCGTATTGGCAAGAGTAACATTGTGATTTGAATCTTGAAGTATGTCATAGCAGGTCGTCCCAATGCCCTCATCGAGATTCCATGCCATTGTAAGACTAGTTTCCGAACCAGAGTATTTCTTACCAACACCAGAATTGTAATTTGAAAGTATAGTAGCCGCCGAAAGCGTGGCATCTATATAAAGAGCCAGTGTTGAAACGTAATATGTTTTAGAGGCTACACCGGTCATTACTACTGTGGTTCCGCCATCCATAGCATCGGTTACGCTGGTCGGGTCAACAGATGTAGCATCGGCAATCCCATCGACATAGACATTAAGCCCTGTGTCCGAAGACCTATCTACCGTGACAGCTATATGATGCCATTCATCGTCATTGATAGCTGTTGAACCGGTTATAGTCGCAGAGTTTGAGCCATCGTGAAAAGTAAACTTAACCAACCCACTTGCAATCTCTAAGAGCCAACCATCGGAAGCTTCGTTTCCGCGTTTTAATAGACTGGCTATATCCGTAGTTGCTGCGGGTATTTTTATCCACATCTCTACAGCAAAGTCGCCATTACCGGCTTTGTTCGACCAATCCAAATCTGTTGCATTGTCGGGAATAGTTAGAGTATCTGTATTGCCATTGAAAACAACGCAGTTTCTTCTCAATAGATAAAATCCATCCGCCGTCCCGCCACCACCAAGAATGAATCCGGTCACATAATACGAAAAGGCATTGCCTGGAGCTGCAAGTAATTGCTTAACGCCAGCCGCTCCGCCATTTAGATGACGGATAGGATAATCTTGACCAGACAGAATCTCGCCTGGCGTGATTTTATTTCCCCATCTATCACTTATGTACATAATTGTCTCCTTATACTTCTGTCCAATTTGCTTGTTGTTTGCTTACCTCCGTCCATGTTCCAGAGGGTTTACTTGGTTCCTCCCAATTTCCAGATGGTTTGGTTAATTCCTTCCAAGAACTTATAATAGTCGTTAAAACTACTGGAGTTAAAATATCGAAAAGCGCAGGTAAAACACTTACATCGAAGGCATAGTCATAATCCAGATTTACTGATTGCAGAACTGCTACAACTTCCAAAGTTGTAACAATTTTTGTGAAATCATAACTCAAAGAAGGGCCATTAACAGCAATCGAAATTCCCTGTGCTGTTGTAGAAATATTCACGCTCGTAGAAATAGAAGGATTTTGCAATGCCGCTGACAACTCAATAGCTGCAGCAACCGCAAATAAGTAATCATAGTTAACATTTACTGATTTTTGACTCAATGCGATCTCTATGGCGATTGCCAAAACAGTCATATCATAATTGATATTCGGTGACTGGATAGCTAAAGAAAGTCCTTGAGCTGTTGCTGCAAATGAGGCCTCTAAATTTATTGATGGTTCGTTTAAGGCTATTGAAATAGCAATAGCGGCTGCCGTAACTGCATAATCATAATTGATATTCGGCGATTGAATAGTAATTGTCAGTGTTTGTAAACTTGGGCTTACCCTCATATCGTAAGCAAGCAATGGGCTTTGCAAACCAAGAGAGAGTTCTAAAACAGAAGGACTATGAGTATATGAAATCAAAATAGAAGGATTTTGTATTGCAAAATCACCCTCAATCAAAGAAACCAGATGTAAATAATCATAATTTAAAGATGGGGCTTGAAGGGAGCCTGTTATTTCAATAGCCGAAGGCTCAACAATTATTCCACCAGCAGTGACATAAAAAAGAGCCGGATTTATCCTCCGCTCGAACATACAGAAAGGCTCTCGATAAAGCTGATTAACTTCTATATTTGTCAGCGCTCTATTGAAAATCATTACATTGTCGACGCTGCCGTTGAAGAAGGAACGACCGCCTGTCGCTGGAGAACAGCCTATCCAGGGGCCAGTCCCATAACTTTGTAGTGTCGTTACTGTAGTGTCGGATGTTCCGTAAAGTGTGCCATTAAGATAAAGATTTAAAAAAGAACCAGAGCTGAAAACCATAACCCCGTGATACCAGGTATTGTTTGAAAGGTCTGAGCCACCAACTGTTGTTCTTGTAGTGCCGTCAGAAATCGCACCAAATAGATTAGAACCCAATATGCCAAAACCATATTGGGTATAGGGAGCACTAGCCTCGAGGGCACCTTTTGTGAATATACCTTGTTTACTGGAAATGGATGCGGTATTTATCCAAGCTGAAATTGTAAGACTACTTCGAAGATTGAGTTGTGCCGTTGCACAATTAACATAATCCCCATTTCCATCGAAATCTAAACAGGAGCCGAATTTACCAGGGACAAATTGAGTAGATGCAACCAAAGAACCTGTATTTCCATTGCCACTCAAATCAAAGACTTTGCCACCTGTGTTCTCGTTAAAGAGCCAGCAACCAACCAGACCGTGAGCCAACGGATGTGTCCTATTGAGCTGTATGCCTCTTGTTGGTTTTAGTATTGGCATTTTTGCTTCCTTTTATGCCGAACTATAATTCCATCGTTGGCAGGTAAGATGAGCCTCGAAGGTATCGGTTGAACCGGAACTTACCATTCCAATTCTAAAGTGAGCTACATCTTTGACAACGAAGCTGATCTCGGTCTCAGCCCCACTGTTGTTATCTGCGATGAAGGATGTCATAGCTATATCGTCGTAGTTGGTCCCGTCCAGCGATCCATAGACCGCGATCTCAAGGTCGTCGGTGGTGCCGGAAGCATCATACTTTAAATGACAGTGCGCTCCTTCGTGTCCATCGGTTTCAAGGTCAACGTCGCTGCTGAATCGTTCTGTGTCATCGATGTCAGCATCACCTCCGCTATATCCGTCTGTTTGATATAAATCCTGAGATGCAGCCCAGTTCTTTTTAATAGTCGCCATTTTTAAACTCCTGTTATGTCAGTGTAATTATTCCGGCGGCATCCCACTGGATTGTAAATGTCCCGCTTGATACTGTTTTGGCCCCGCTGAAATCTATTGAACAAATCAAATCGTCTGTCGCGACAGTGTCATCATAAATAACAGCATGATAAGCGGTAAAAGAAGCTTCAGTCCAAGCTATATCAGTCGCATCCCATTTTGTAGCTGCGGCTTGAGTGACCGCCTTATCTGCAAGAGCAGCACCGCCTGCTGTATAACCGGTGCCAGAAATCTCATTGGCACTGACATCACCTATGACATTGTCTGTCGCTGTAAACGTATGACTGTCATCCAGAAGCATCACCTTGATAGTATCACCTTCCAGGTCAACTTCTTTGTTCATAAGATTTGCTTTCAAACGCTCATATATTCCACTTGCCATTATTAAGCTCCTTTAATTTCTTTACCTGCTATATTCAAACAGGGAACGTGCACGATTACATTCTGACTCCCATCTGACTGTTTTATCTCCTCGGCCCTGGCCTTTATTACTGGTATGCCATTCTCAAAACGGTCAACTTCTACTAATCTCCCACCGATTCTGATTTTTAACTTTTCCATATTAAAATCTCGGTATAGCCCTTTGATTTGTTGTTTTTTGGACTAAGTCCCGTCGGTTAATCTTGCTGATAAGAGCATCGTAAACTTGAGCTAATTCTTTAACTCTATCAAAATTTCTCTTATCTTCTTCGATCATAATTGCTGCGCCATAAGCAATAGCCGATCCCCATTGGACATTTAGAGGAGTGATTTCATCTGAAGATAGGGCGGCTGGTTTCTTTTTAGCTGCCGTCTTGAATGTAAAAACATCATCGGCTTTCGGACGCAGATATAATACTCGACCGTATAAAAGACAAGCTATAGGGGTATTGCGTTCCGATGTCTCATCGCATGAATCTTCCGGATAAAGCTCAAAGAATTTGTTTTTGTCTTGGTAGAAATCGACTTTTGAGACTTTATCATCACTATCTTTTATAGTCATCGGCTCTTCAATGGTATACATTGAATCGGAAAGTGCATATTCTCCATCGTCATCGGCAGCTGTATCTATCTCGAAAAAGGTATTCAACTCCTGAACGTAAACATCACCGGGAAAGATATTCCGATAGAAGTTGTTAATCTGGTTGTCAATATCGTCATCTTCTAATCCGGTTCCGGAAGGCATAGCAGCTAATTTGCGTACCTTCTCCCTTATTTCTGCCAATGTTCCAGTTAACATATTTACCTCAAAAGGACTGGAATTTCACCTGCCGTGTTTTTATCAGTCACCGTCAGCGGTCGGGTCGAGCAGACCACTTGCGGCAGCTACGCCGGTTATGTAGTTCTCAAACGGCCACATCGCATCTTCACCAGTTAAAGCAGCAGCGATGCTCGTAGTGCCAGCCAAGAAATTTCTTGCCAAGATACCTGTACAACTGGCATTCAAACCGAGAGCCAGAGCGCCCTGATTAGTGAAGATATTCCTGGCAATAATCATCTCCGTACTGGCTGCTGCGGATGCAAGCATTGTACCTGCCGAATAAGTTCCCTGGGCAATGTTATCAACAATCTCACAACGATCCGAACCACCGGCAAGCAAAATTGCATTGGCACAACCACCGGAAGGAACTGTACTGAAAATACACCTTCTGATTTTTATGTCATCACAATCTGCGGCAACACTGACTCCTAACACTAACTCCTTGGCGTCATCGTTACCATCTCGTAAAACGAGGTCTTCGAGAACAGCGCCGTCAGAAGTTGCGCTTAATGTGATTCCAGCGTCTACATTTGCCAGATTGGATTTGACAATGAAATTCTTGAGCATAACATTAGTAGCACCTGCTAAAACCACCAGAGCTGCATCCGTAGCGCCTTGAAGAGTGAAAGTAGGTCTCAGAAGTCCCCAGCCGAGACCTATAACTTTTATACCAGATTTATCAAACACACACTCATCGGTTGTTGTACCTGATTCTGTGCCGGTATCCTGAATTGTTTCTTCGTGCCAGGGCTGCATTATAATAACATCGCCTTTGTCATCTTCACACTTGCTGACAGCATAATTCAGGGTCTTAAAGGGATGTTTCGGGTCATTGCCTATGTAGCTATTGTTTCCATTGGTGTTATCGACAAAGAAAATATCACCTGGACCCATTCTTGCGGCTACGATAATATCTTCAATCTTGTCCGCCGCTGGTTGTAACTTATTGAATTTGTCCGTTAGAAATCTCTGTAAGTGCATTGTTCTTCCTTTCTAAAAAGTTGTCTATGCCGGCATCCTTGCCTCATCTACAATTCATCCTTAAATTTTCATAAATCTAAAGTTGATAACCGTATTGAAAATCTTCAAGTTATAACTCGTAGTCAACATATGTCTCTTCATCATCAATTAGGAAGCTTCCCACAATCAAAGGCCAAGGCTGGTATGTAATCGATACGTGATATTGACTTGCAAGACGCCCGTGCCCGTTGTAAATTCGTTTCCGTTGTTGTGCAGTACGAGCGCTTGATTTACACATCCCGTCGCAGCAGCAGCCACTATCGCGTTATTTACAGGGATAGCCCGCGTCACTGCATCCGCTGCGGAATCTATGAAGGCGTCCGCTTCTATTTCTGCCGAGACAATTACGCCAGACCCGTCAGTATAGCGAATAACAAGATTGCCGTCTGCGGCTGCATCGTCGTAGGCAGTTCCCTTATCGAGAATCAGAACCGCACTGACAAATTCCAATAATTTGCCTGAACCTGGCGCAGCAACTAAAGTGATAGGTGTACCGTGTAAAGCTTTAATCTCAGCACTATTAACATCTACCGTGATTGTCTTTTCAAAGATTGTTTCTGTTCCACTACTATCTTCATAGATAAGAACTTTATCCGTACTCGAGCGCAAAGAGCTGTAACCTGATATAGTACCAGCGGATGTTGACGTATCATCCAGATAAATAAAGGAATCTCTGCCGACAATAATAGAATTATCGAGATAGTATCTATGTGTATCCGGCTCCCACCAGCAGACAGGTAAATACTCATCATCGAGTATATAAAGGTCGTTATTAAGAGCATAGAAATAACAGGTAGGAACACCGGGAACGGTAAATCCCAGACCTGCACTGATGTTTTCGTTATCCCACTGAGCTGCTTCTATTTTGAAAGCGTTCGCATCACCACCAGTGACATCGATATATTCTTCATCGGTAAAATCTCCATCGGCGGCATCAAATACAATATAGCCGGCAGCGTTGCTATCCCATACCCCCGTCACGGTAACAACATGAACTACACGAGCAGTTGTTCCGCTATCATCACCCGTACAAAGGTCGGAGACATTAGGCTCTGCTCCTGCACCGGTATCGTAGCCGACAAGAATTGTATTGGCACTTCTAAACCTTACAGGATCCGAACTGGCGTAAAAAGTTTGTCCATTATGGTCGAAATCAAGAGGATACGACCCAGCAGGGTCAAATCGACCATCGCCACCAGAACTTATATTACATTTGAAAGTGATTGTATTTGAATTTCTATTATACCAGTTATTGATAGAAACGGCATAGGTCGTATTATTCTCAATTCCATAACCAAACCACGTGGTTGTCCCTGGATGGTCGAGATATAATTGGGTATCTGTACTATTAGCTAATTCAGTATTCCACAACAAAAGACTTTCTACACCGTTGGCATAAATTCCATATCTACCAGCACTGTCAAAGGAGCAATATTGAAATGTTTGAACCGTTATTGCAGAAGCATCTCCCCTATCTAAATGGACATTATCACGACCGGAATTTTCTACTAAAACGTCAAGATACTTTACCCAGTAACTACTGCCGACTATTGGTGTCGCCGCCGTCATGTGAATACCATCAGCAGGTGCGTTACCTATCATTACCCTTTCAATCGTACTTCGCCAACAGCCTGGATAAAGCAGAATGCCGTGCGTGACGTTGCCGCCCGTATCTGTGGAATTGCTCATATCAATACTAAGATTGCCAACATACATCCAGTGATTGCTGTTTGCTTCGCCCATCTGAATAGCAGGAACATCAGTATTATAAGGCAAAATAACAGTACCAAAACTTTTTCGACAGGCTCCCATCCCTAATAATCGCTGGCCTTCACGCAATTTAATTGTATCGGTGGTCTTATAAGTTCCGACCGGCAAAATTATAGTACCACCAGTAGAATCGGTCGAATCTATCGCCGCCTGAATCGCCATTGTGTCATCAGCATTACCATCACCGACTGCGCCATAAGCCTTTACATTTGTGGGATTTTGCTTGGTAATGAGTTCCAGGACGAACATTATGTCTCTCATAGCTGGTAAAGCACCGATACAAATTATGCCCAAAAAGGCTAAAAGAATTATGTGTTTGTTTTTTAGTTTCATTTTTTTGTCACCTAATCATTATCCTAAAGGCTGGCATATTGGCTATACCGTTACAAGCCATAGTTATTTTTAAGATGTCTCCATCAACGACTTCATTTATCGAAAGTGTTCCCAAGCTAACATAATCTTTATTTGGTGGCTGATTAGCCGTATCGAAAGTCTTTGTTACAACCGTTGAACCTGCCCTATTCTTTATCGTTATTACGACCGTGTTGGAATCATCTACGCCCGAAGGTGCTCCCAAAGCCAAAATTCCGATATCGTTAATTGGTAATTCTTCATTGAAGTATACTAAGGGCCTGTTAGTTATCTTAACGCCCGGGCCCATGTCCTCTATATCACATACATGCTTTATTGCGGACCGAATATATTCGTTTAGAATATTTGCCCAGACATTTTCTTCTTCTTGAGAGCCAGGAGTAGGTAAATAAGCCATAGTGTTTAACCTACTTTCTTTACTTCCTCTTCAGATAGCTCATTGACAAGATATCGATGATACGAACCTTCTACCTTTACAGAGCCTCCTGCCTCACCTTGTTGATATTTCGTAACAGGATGGTGCAAGCTACGGAGGTGAACAATGAGACTTTGCGGTATCTTTTTTACCTCGCCGCTAACCAGATGAAATAACTTGCCCTCATAAGTGAACTGGAAATCGGTTCCATCCGGCAAATCACGATTCCAAATGCGACACCAAACCAATGGGTCATTTTTTTTCTCTGCCTGCTTTTCAAGGTATTGTAAACATTTTGGGCACGTTACTTTTTCTTCTTCTGTGACAGCTTTTTGACCTTTGGAACCACAGACCGGCCTCTCGCCATCCGATAGATGGATTAATTGCTTTGCCATTGCTATATCCTTTTATTCTGAAAGTCAGGTAACGCACCTGACTAATTAAGCAACATCGCCGAGGGATTTTGAACTATCCGCTTTGAAAGCATTGACAATTAATATCTGGCCGTCAGCGGCAAGGGTCGCACCTATTGTGATTCCCAGTTCGCCAGCGTTGACGATATTCTCCTCGCGGCAAGTCCATACATTTGAACCACCATCAGTACAAGTCTCGCCTGGTGTTGTAACCCAAGTCGCAGGCTCGCTCGTGCCATTTCCTGTATCCGTTGTCAGTTCATAGACATAACCGTTGTGGATTGGAGGACGGACGATAGTACCACAAGCCGTTGCCGATCTCTCGCCGGAGGCGTAAGATGTAGCAGCGGCCCAATCAGTAACGCTGCATTCTACAAGACCTCCAGCCGGCTTCGGTGAATCTACAAGAACTACCGGGGTTTTGGATCCCTCATAGGACTGGATACCGGTATCGGCATCGGCCTCAGTGACAGCACCCTCGGTGTATAAATGGCCGTATATACCACCACCGGCAATTATAGTTGCATCATCTTCCATCAGCTTGCCAAACCATTTCAACGTGACATTCGAGCCGTGGGTGGCGTTATACTTCAAAATCTCTACATAATTGGGTAAAAATCCCAATGCGAGATTATAGGCAGCGCCAGCACCTTCAAGTATCCTTTGTATCATTTGCATCTGATTACTCCTTTTACTTCTTAAATTTATTCGTTGCTCATAGTCGATTAACTATGAACTGTTTTAGTCATCCCGTTTGGTTACCTTCAGAACGATGATGTTGTTATCATTCTTTATTCGGCTGACGTTCATAAACGTCCAAGCGGCTGTCTGGCGCTGGTTACCCGGGTCACTTGAACCACCTGAACCTTTAGGATGAATAATCAACCTGGCATTGGCCTTCTTCAGGTCTACAATGCCGTAAGCATGTTTAGCGATGACAGGTATGTAGTAATAAGTACCTGCCGTTGAAGGGAAAGCCTCTGTAGCTGAACCTTGCTTATGAGCCAGAGAAGAAGCCAGGAATCTTACCTCACCTACGTTACCGCGTTCAGCAGGTAAAATGCCCGTCTGTTGACCATACTCCACAGGTTTGATAAATCCTTCACAACGGCGAAGGTCCCTGTTTAATTGGGTATGCATCATAGCCCAATATGAAGCCTCAATAGGTGAAGTACCAACTTTGGGTGTGGCAGCAATTGTAGGCGCTACCGGTGAGGCATCGTTATTCTGTAAGGTGTTGGCTACAATCTCAATATCGTCTGCATTCAAATTTGTTGGTGCCGGATCTCCGTGGCTGGCTGTAATAGCCGATGCTGTGGTGACCAGGATATTTCTTACCAGCTCATCCTCGGTGCGATACATCTGGTCGTTCAGTTCTGAAACATTGACATTGAGTATCTTATTCTCACAGGTAAACTCCAAGACATCTGTAATCAATGTCCAGCCCATATATTGAGCAACAGTCGCCCGAATATCCTGTTTGGATAGTGTGTCTGAATCTGGTGTAACCCCTTCAAGTACCTCAGCCGTCCGAGTGGGTAGAGCTGCATATCTCCGCATTACAATTGTTTTTCCATGCCCGCTCGGTAAATCATGGTGGTCTGCAAACAGTGCATGGATAAGTTTAGGTTTATTCCTCACCAGCAATAATTTTTGAAAATAACCATCTACTGCCGGTGTTATTACGCTCGTATTTGTTACATCCATTTTTCTTACCTCAGAAATTGGCCCCGTTTTGAATTGCTAAAGCAACAAATTCATCATCAGGCATAGACTGATAGCGGTTTTCACCTTTAAGCGCTGTACCTCCTTTGACATTGGAGGAAGATTTGACTTTGTTGGCGTTTTTTACAGCTTCATCAATAGCTTCTTGAGCATCGGTCTTTGTAGTTTGTTGACCTTTGGCTTTATTCTTCTGGTATAGTTTCGCTATTGAATAAGCTGCTACCTGGGGTTGCGCTGAAGCCTGAATTGTTGCTATCAGGGCCGGATTAGCTTTTATCGCTTCTCTTAATGGTTCACCGAATTGACCAGCTCTGATCTGTTCGGCTGTACCTACGACTTCAGAGTAGTCAGGATGCTCCACCATGAAGCGAAGTTGGCTGATTTGTTCGTTATATCTCCCTTCGATATGCGCTATTATAGTCTTTAACTGTTTTTGATTCGCAGTATCATCGGGGTCTTCAGGGTCAAGACCTACATGTTTGTAGATATCGAATTGTTCAGCCTGTGGCGCAGTCTGCTGCGGAGCATTGGCCTTCATAAGCGCAAGATTCTGCTGCAACAAATCATTAGCTTCTTTCTGCGCCTTAAGGTCATTGGTAAGTTGCTGTATACGGTCCTGAGCATCTGAACCTTTTTCTTCTTTTGGCTCTTGACCTTCTACTTTCTTACCTTCAGACTGTTGACCTTCAAGTTGCTGACCTTCAGATTCCTGATCTTTAACTTGTTGGTTTTCTGCTTGCTGAGCTTCATTATCCATAACTATCTCCTTTTCTCGAAGTCCGGCTTCGACTTCATTGGACCTGTGACGAGTAGGCCCTCTTTAGCGTCAAGCCACGTTATTTCGTAATAGCGCTTTTACGCGCTTTGTTCTCATATTTGATTTGCTGAACGGCAGCATTGAACCTTTTGGAGTCCTGCTTTATCATCTCCGCTTCAACAAGAGTTTTGGCGTCAGTTTCTATTTGCCATTGTTTGTCTTCGCTAACTTTTGCAGTATTTGACATTTGTTTTCTCCAAGACCAAAAAAAGGGGGCTCATTGGAGTTACCAACGAGCCCCCGTAATAGGCTGCGATGATTACGGCATCTCAGCGGTAGCTAACCGCCTGTGCCTAACTTTTTTGGTCATTTTGTCTTTTTCTTATGCACTTCTCCTTTGTAAAATCCACCCTTTTTATCAATACATACATGGCAATACTGGCCGTCTTTAAGACCAAGTTTATTGCCGGCATGTGTATCAGCTTCTATCATCATTACTCGGCCACCATTATCCACGCATTTATTGAATCCTTTAGGCATCTCTTTTACCTTAACTGTAAATTATAGGAAAATGCCGTGCTTTTTGTATAATTGATTCATTAACACCGTCCGGCTCAAATTCAGCTTGTATTGGAGCATCCTTTGGTAAGACCCATAGCTCTTTTATCTCGCCAGTTTTGTTATTTACCCGCCAACACATAGTATTGAGCATCATCGGCGGACATTTATCCCGCGGCGATACAACAATCCTCATCTTAGTATTATTTGAGTACCAGTCGGCTGTAGCCAGAATATAATAAGGTTCTCGGCGATGGCTATTTTGGCGGATACATTTATCAAAAGCATTTTGAAATTTCGCCGTTATATCCGGCAATAATTCGCCTATCTGAATCTTTTTCATGCCCATTATCGTCTCGTAATTGATTCTGTCCTTCCTGATGTCTCCAAAGTTTTAAGTTTATCAGTCAGATCCATCAATCTATCCCAATCCATCTGTTCAAGTTCTTTGGCGGTCTTAATCCTTGCCAGTGCTGCATCCGCTTTGTGTTCTTCGACATTAGCTTCGCGTTCGGAGGCCCTGCCGAAATCTGCCGCAATCTTGGCCTGCCTCATCTGATCCAGTAATTGCTTTTCCCTTAACTGCTCGGCCTGAATTTGACGTTGCTGCTGCTGAGCTTTTAATATAGATTGTTTTAGTTTCTTTTTGAATTGGATCGGCGCCGCTTCTATTATGACTTCTTCCGGTATGGCAAATCCAGCTTGCTTCAAATGCAGCAGTTCCACATAGAACATCTGATGTTGAGTTTCGGTGAGAATGCCTTCTTGCGGAGTACAATCGTATTGACTCAAATCATCTGTATAGAAATTAGGCGCGGGCATTTCATTTATGATTCTGAATATCTTCTGCGGTGAATAGTTCTTCTGAAAGAATTTTATGAGTTTGAATCCTAATTGTTTTTTCGCAAAGCGAAGATTATCAAACAAATCTTGAAGCGCTACTATGCCCGCACCTTGGCGTAGCTTCATAAGATAGCCGGACATCTGCTGTTTTAGTTCTTCCGTGCCGAACATAGAGTCATTGACGCAGGCTATCTCATTTATGAGAGCTTGAAGATCGTGATTGAGTTGAAATAAGCCCTGGGGTATATCTGATATTCTTCTTTCCTGAACTTTATTTTGACTAAGCGCACCGTCCTTTAACCAAATTCCCTTACCTTGTCCGGATGCGTGAATATCATCAGGATTTACAAGAGTATTTTCTTCCGCCATAAAACCAGATGATACTTGGCTATCGATAATATCGAGGATTTTGGATGTGCGTTTGGAAAGTTCTCTTTGCGGGTCCCGAGTGGGCCTTACGACACCCTGCAGTTTTACGGAGTAATCGTCATACTCCGGATACCAAAAGCCCGCCACTAATACGTGAGGGTAATCATCTATCTTGTTCGGGTCATCAATCTTATTGACAACACATCTGCCATTGACAAAAGCCGAGAATTTGACTGTTTCGATATAATCATCATAAGAAACAAGCTGTAAAGGATATTGACTTGTGATCTGCTCAAGTTCCTCCTTGCTTTGACGCCAGACAAATTTCTGGCCGGCCCTTCGATTAGCCAATATTTTGATTTTTTTGGTAGTGCGTTCCCAGAACTCCTGATAGTTGCATCTTTTACCTTCTTCCCTGCCACGACCGCGGTAAGCAGAGAAAGGCAAGATTCCGGTAGCACTATCGGCCTTGGCATATTCTTCAATTAGTTTGTCTTTTCCAGGTATTAGGCTTTTGACATCTTCGGTGAGCATTCCCTCCTCGTGAATGATAATATGAGAGCAATCTTTTAGGTCCCTGCGGGTAAAATGCGGATCGAGAAGGAATTTGTTATATGGCTTGCGAGCGAATTGAATGTTTCCCAATCGGTCTAAATATGGCTCGACAAGATTCATTCCTGTAATTAAAGAGCCCATTTCAAAGGCATCGCTAACTACTTCGTAGCCATGATTGTTCTCCATTAAGGGCATGATAATACCGGTCAGTTGATTGGCTACAGTATCATCCGATCTCTCGGACGGGCCTATTTTTAATACGAGCCGATTCTTGCGTTCGTAACCACTAATTAGCTTAACTATTCGGCGGGTGATATTGAAATTGAGGATTTCACGATTCTGCTTTTGGAAATAATTCCTATCAGCTTCGGTCCATGGGTCTTTGAGCACATATTTGAAATCAGTATGTGCTTCATTAAGCCATGGATACCATAGGTCATAGGCGTTGTTAAAGGCCTCGTCAAAATCTTTTTGTTTGTCTGCGTATTCTGCCATAATAAAAAAGCCCGATAGGACAAAAATCTATTTTTTAGTTATGTCCTACCGGGCGATTTCTCGTGGTAAAGAAGTACGTCCGTCTATATTCTGATTGTCGTTTTACTGCCGAAGCATAAAGTGCCGTATTTTAATTTTCCATCGTGTACCTGAAATAATATCGCCAGCTCCGAAAATGGATACATCCCTGCATAACGGCGAAGGTTTGTAATGATGCGTTTCTCATCTTCGGAGAGTATTATAACCGATTCGCGCTGGACAGTCAAATTATTTTTTGCTTTGGCCATTCTGAATCAATTTAACTTTCAAACTCATTTGTTGGTTCCATGTATCTGCTTTGATTCTATGACTTTGCTATCTATATGCTTACGATATTGAACCCCCATAATTTCTTCATTTAATCCTATCATCTGAGCATAAAGCTTTTTTTCATACTCAGCAATAGGACTTTGAAATATAAAATCAATCAATCTCATTAGTAAGGTCTCCCAAACTTATCCATCACTTAGGCTCAAATTCAGAACAACCAAAATCAGGGGATGTATACAAATAAGCACAATCGCCTGAACCAGCTATTACCATCAAGTTTTTATTTGAATAATAATTTTCAGAACAAATTTGTTTTGCTTTTCGACAATGATATCTCTCGGTAGAATAAAAATTAACATCTTCTCCATCCCACCACTTACAATCTTTGCATTGCCCCATCAATATGGTCTCCTATGTCGATCCCAGATTTCATCTGCTTCTTCTGCAGTCATAGTTTCACCACCTAATTTCTTTACGGCTTTGGAAGCATATCTTACCATATCAAAGCTGTGTTCGGTACCGTCTTTTTCCCGTTCAGAAGTAAAAACTGGTTTATCTTCGGTGCTCATCAATTTGTTTTTGCGTTGATGATGAGATTCCAAACATTCTATCAGACGTGCACAGTTTGTCTTGTGAAACCTGCATCTGTCGAGGAATTTCAACATTCGTTGAATCCCCTCATTTACACTAATCTCTTTCTTAAGCGGTTTAGCATTGAATTTGAATTGCCTCAAAGTCTCCAAAGCTGTCTGACCTGTAATCACCCGTGTTGCATTGCTGTCCATATCACAGGGTACAATGATATCACCATATCTGTAACCGTAATCTTTAGCATAACTGTCGAACAGTTTTACGTAATCTTCTATTCCAAGGCCTGAATCCTCGTAGTGATTGATAAAATTCACATTTGTCTCGATAACCTGTATAAAACCTAACGCCGTGGTGTAGCCGAAATCCAAAACGATGTAGACTGGATAATGAGGTAGATGGTCTAAAGTGTCCAGGATTCTGCCTTTTTTTCTTAGCTCTTCCATTTTGCGAGCACAATAAGCGCCTTCGGCGCCTTTCTCTGATATGTCACCCAGAACCCTAACATGATATTGGTCTGAATCCTTGCCGTATTTGAGCCTGATCCGCCGCTCATATTTCCTGCCATAGACACCGGGTATAATCTGCTTGCCTGTTTTGAAGTTAGGAGTATCGGTTACTGATATTTGAATTGTATTCCAGTCGGTACTTCTTAGTGCTTTTGGAAAATCGCCGAATTTGCTCGTCGCATTACCGATAGCCAGAACTCTTTTAAAAGGTGCTCCGATATGTTCTATCGCCCTCCATATCTCCGGCATTATGGCCGCAGCTTCGTCCAAGATTATCAAGACATACTCATTATGGATTCCTTGAAGTCTTGTGGCCTCTTGCGTTATTGTGTCCGGTCGCGTTGATAGCCCGAAAGCATACCATATCACGCCTGTCTCCTGCTGCATATCCAACATTAGTGTAGTAGGTTTGCCGCCTAATGGTACTCTGGCATTTGTATGAGCACTGCGAATCTCCCTCCATAACAAATTCTTAACTTGATGGCCGGAAGGTGCAAGAGTTACCACAGTTGAAGGATAATAGCTATAAATAAATGTTAAAGCTATCCTGCCTGCAGTATAAGTTTTAGATACTCCATGTCCAGCCCGTACCGCAGTTCTTTCGTAGTCACGAACAGAGTCGTTTACCTCCCTCATTTTGAACCATAAATGCTCCGGCTTTACATCAAGGACATGGATCATAAACCAGGAGTAATCACTCCGCCCTCGCTCCATCATTTTTAATACTTCACTTTTCATCATTCATAGCTTCGTGAATGGCCTGGGCAAAGGATTTTCCTATATCAGCTTCTATCTTGTCGGTGAACATTTTTAGATGCTTTCCTTGAAGCTCAGAGGCCCTCAATGCTGTGTGTAAGCTGTATCTATCTTCAGCCTTTTGACGCACACGTTCAATATCAGTAAGGACTTTGGCTTTGTTAATACCTGAGATTTCTACAGCCTTATTCGTGGATTGTTTTTCGAGCTTTTGAAGATATGACTTAACGTGTGGTTTTCGTAGGGTTTTTTCTGCTTCTGTTCGAGCTGTCTCACCAGAACATTTGTATCCGGCAAGCTCGTAGGCTTTACCTTTATTTGGTTTCTCCATTGATACATAAATATCTACGAGACGCTTCTGTAATGGAGTGAGTTTCTTCATCCACTATATTATAATAAAAATGAGGGATATTTTCAAGAAATGATAATAAAGGTACTGCCATAATCCGTTAAGACAGTACCTTTTGCCGTCTCACTACTACCTTTCCGGCTCGTAGGCGATTCTACTGCCCAGATTATTTATATCTTCGCCTACATCAGCCGTCAGTTGTCCTACGCCATGTAATGTGGCGCAGCCCACCGCCAGGCATAATACGCCGGTCAGCAGAATGATCCTTAGGACTTGACTTTGTTTGAGGTATTGTGTTAGATGTGCCATTGTCGTAACCTCCTAATCAGGTTGCGGCCAGCCCCAGGACGCTACAGACGCCGCTGGGGCACTTATCTTTGAGCCTCACGATAAGGCCCTTGTCAGATGAGATTTCGACATAATATACGCGTGACTTTAAGGCTTTTTGAGCATTTTATTTATGACTCACTCAAAAGACTGTTTGCCAGAATAAGCCATAGTAAACCAATAGTCATATTATCTCGCCAATCTCCTTTGTCAAATCCTAATAGATTTGCAATCGCTGCAACTAAAGCAAGAATCCCAGCTATACGCATTACAGATATAAGAACTCTTATAGCAATAACAATCGGTTTTTTCATTGTTCACTCCTCAAGCTCATTTCGACAAACTCTTTCACAGCATAGAAGGCGGTAGTTTCGCCTCGGCAAGTTTCTTTTTTCGTCTGTTGAAATACCGCCTTAAAAGCCATCCAGACTTTTTTATATTCATCCTTATATGGCTCTACAGCTTCCATCGCAGACTTCATATCATTGGCTGTAGGTGCAATAATTTCATCCTTTATGCAATTCAGAGCATAATTCACCTTAAAGACAATCCACCATATTTCAAATGCAGTCATCTTATTCTTCTCTTTTAATATAGAGTCCATGAATACTTCCTACATTCGGATCTGCCTTTTTATCTATCTGGATCTGCCGCTGCTGCGGCTTATACCACGATTGAGGCTCATGCTGAATCTTACAGCCAAATAGAACCAGTGAAATTATCAAAGCAGCGAAGGCTACTATTATGAGCCAACTAATAACAAAAAAACATCCGAGAACTATTTTACTCATCCTTTTTAATTCTCTCAGAAATTTTGCGGCGAAAACTTCTTACTGGCATATTAAGTAGTTTCGCGGCCTTTGTACGATTGCCGTCAGCCCGTGCTAAAGCAATGGTTATAAGCTTATCTTCAATGTCATTCGTATCTAATAGCCTTAAGAACGAATCAAAACTGTCTTGAGCATTACTATTCATCATTCAAACTTTTTCATTCCGGCGGTCCACCTTGTTCATCATTACCCGACATCCAATCCAACAGATCGCTTATAAAACTACAGAGCAAAGCAAGTACAAACCGAATCGCTCGATCCGGATATCGTATTATAGCCCCCAACAAAGATAGCCAGTCTTTAGTCTTGCTCATTTTTACTCTACCCCAGCCACCGAGAGCACTTCATCTATAGCATCATCAACAGACATTTCTTCATCAAAAAATTCTTTCCAGTCTTGTTGTATTACATCGTTCGTGCTCTGAGGCAAAAAAGCAAGATTTGGATATTTACGAATAAGCGATCTACACTTTTTAAGTAATCTTCGTCTCCATTTAATCCATTTGCTCATTTTCTGCTTTCAAAGGCCAGCGGTCAGGATTACGATGACTTTATTGCTATATTGATATTAAGTTCAGGAAGATGGTAAATCTTTTCTCCCTCTACAATTTTAACTTTACCGGTACTCCATTCCACAATATCCTTCATACGAAGTTTTTTATTACCTGTTACTGTTTTTGCTTCATTAAGTATTGCTCGTTCAAGTTCTCTCATTCCCATTTTTTCACCTTTCAATAAGCCAGCGGCTTATTTCACTTCATTAATTTCTACCTCGACTATTTCATCTCCTTCCTCCAAATCATATACTGCTTCTCCTGTGGTACAATATAAAGTTGCGTGACAAATTTTTTTATAACAGTCAATCGATTTATCATAATACTTTTCGCCATTTTTAATCACATACGCCTTCATTTTTCCCCTTTTTTAGTATATAACTTGTTTTATTCATAAAAATCCTCTGAATATTTATTCAGGGCCAATGAATTTCCCGCTCCATTTTTCTTCTATGTTCCATTATCCTTCTATGTCTTTCTCGACGAGGCACATGATGTTGAGCCCATAAAATAGCATGGCTTACTTTGTAAACTTCGCTTGATGAACTTTCTGAAAGAAATGTATATGTTGGTTTCTTAATTTCCGTCAATCCCCGATTAGATTTTTGTAGAAGTCCCCAAGGCTCGGTAATATCTTCTGGCTTTAATAAAAATCTTGATGCTATTATCCAATGTAAATCTCCTATAATTATTCCTTTTGCTGGCTTGCTATTTATATAGTCTGATTTGCTTACTTTTGAATCAAATACAAAAATTTTTTCTCCATAAAAACCTGATGTATAATACTGACAAAATCGATTTTGTAAGCAAGCTAAAGCAATGCCATCTGGTATGTAATTTGAACCATCTATTGATACTTCAGTGGCCCAACACATTCCTCTTAAAGTCACTTTATAAGACAACCATTGTTCTGCTTTTTCTATCAATAAATCATGTTCGACTGATCTCATTTTTCCCTTTCAAAAGGCCAGCGGGCAGCGCGGCTGTCGGTCTGCACTTGTTGGCTATAGCCTTCTTTAGGAACTTAGTCCCTCGGTCGCAACGCTCGCACGCCGCCGCTGGCCTTTTAACATTTGCCACATATTTTAATAAATCGGTAAGCATCTCTACAGTAAGGGCAAATCCAACACAATAACGATTCGCACCAATACATCGGAGAACAACAATAAGGACAAGATTTTTCGTTATGCATAATCATAATATCAATTCCGCTCCAGTCTCTTTGGCTGTCTGCTTACTGGCATCAGGCATCACCTTCTTTAATTGACCTTCATCTATTAAATCTGGCCGATTTGTTGTTTTATACGTCATTGCTCCTTTTCTAATAAGGTCAAGAGCTTTCTCATATCCAGCGTTACTTTTCTGAGCAACTAAATGCGTTAAAAATTCTGCTGACATCATTAACATTTTGAACTCATCCTCACATTCTCCAATAAATAATTTCACTTTTCCTCTATGATTTTTCTTGGATTCAAATACTCTTATGTTTAACTCGCCGAATTGTCTTAAATCATTATCGTGGAGTTCTTTTTCCATATTTATCAAACCGCTTTCATCCAAATAAAACTCCTATCCTTGTTGTCGGTAACAAATCCTTTGTCCCTTGAAACTTTTCGTTTGACCATGACAGTTGCCTGGAATTTCAGGATATTTTCTGCACACTTCCGGTTTAGCATCATAACCATAATCCCTATGAATCTTACATGTTGCTATTCCATCTATCATCTGTAGCATTTGACACGGCAAACCATCATAAATAGATTCTGTTTCATCTGCCAACTTTTGAAGGTCGGGATAATCGGTGAAGTCACCATTCCGCCAGAATGTCCGACCAACGATCATACAACATTGACCACATCGTAAACACTTGAATTGATTCTGATTCACTGGCAAATCCATTCTATTCAAACAAAGCCTTCTGTCCTATTCTTTGCTCGTTAACAGGAACGCCTGTTTCTACAGCCCTGAGACGCTGTCGGGCGATTTCGCAGTATTCTGGGGATATATCTATGCCGATGTATTTACGGCCAAGCATCTTTGCAGCCACACAGGTTGTACCTGAACCACAGAATGGGTCAAGAATAATATGCTCCGGTCCCGAGCAAGCAGCGATTGCCCGTCTTGGTAACTCTACAGGAAATGTACAAGGGTGCTCATTATTGTTCGCGTTTGGTGCTATTCGCCAGATATTTCCGCCATCGTAACCATTCCATATAATAGGACGATTTAATTGATAAATCCTTTCTTCTTGCGGACACCAGCGTGGCCAATTTCCCGCCCCAGGTATTCCCCTATCCCATATTATTTCACACCACAACAGAAAACCATGAATTAATTGATATGGGTGATATGTTTCGCCACGCCTCTTTATTCCATAACGGATTTTATGATTGTAAAAAACGCTACCTTTGCATATTCGAATCAACTCAGTCAAGATTTTCCGTTGCCATTCTCGATACTCTGATTCCGGCCGGGCATCATCATACCAATAAGCCTGCCGTTGCTGATGTGATTTATACTGCCTGCCCTGATTAGGTCCACCACTTGTGTACTCACGGATCAAATTATATGGGGGAGAGGTAAAAACTAAATCCACGTATTTATCCGGCCAATCTTTCATCACTTCTGAGCAATCACCACAAACAATCTGATTTACTGGCAAATCCATTATCTATTGGTCTCTAAATATCGCTTGAGGTCGAGGCTTGGGCGCTTCCCAGCCGCTATCTCATCTATTTCCCGTTGCGTACACGGATTAGTCGCGCTCGGTTTTATCTTTTGTGGGAACGGTAAATCCCAGTTTTCGACAATTAAGTTCCAGTTGATCTCGTCAGGTTTGGCATCAGCAAAGCCGATCCGCATAATATCTGCAAACTGCTTTTGTATGTGAGGGTAAAGCAAAATCTTCGGGCCTGATTGGGCAAGAAGGATATTTGGTGGGTAAGTATTCCTTAACCAATCGTGGACGGCACAATTTATACACAGACCTTTAGGCTCTTTAGACAGACGCAACATCTTCGCCTTTGAGTTTCGCGGCCCAACTACTTTGCAATAGGCTTTGCACCGTTCGCAGCAAATGATGATCTGTGTTACTGGTAAATCCATGCTATTTTGGCTCCACGGTCAATTTAACCTCAAATCGCTCTGTGCCTGGATTTGGTATTGATATGACCTTTGTTACGGGCGAACCTGAGTTTGTCGATGATCCGATAATTTGACCCGTTGCAGAACGGCTTAATTTTGAAGTATTAGTCGGTCTATGAGCACGCCAAGGGATTTTTTGATAAGGTCGATATAGGTGTAACGAGCAAGTAATATCAGAGCAGTACCTTATTGCTTTAATATAGCCCGCCATACAATCCAAGCATTTAAGTTTAATTGCACTGATCGGTGACCGGCCTGTCATGGCCTTGTCGTAAATTCCTCGATATTTTGGAGGATAATCTTCGCGTCCCATAGTGCTTTAACCTTTCAGCATCTTCGCCTTCGGCAAGTCCTTTATGATTTATAGGCAGTCGCCACAAATTATTTGATTTACTGGTAAAGCCATTTACTTTTCTGTGCCTAAAACATCTTCAACTAACTTATCGGGCAACCTGTGCCTTTCTATCTCGGATAAGACCTCTTTGTCGAGAGCGCGTATAGCCTTTCTTGCTCTGTAAAATTCAATAAAAGGCTTCAGTATAAACTTAAATAATTTCATATTGATTTAGTCCTCTTTTCGTTCCTCGAAATGTTTACAGGCTGGACGTTGAAATGACCTTAGAACATCATCAATTTTTTTAATATAACTATCTACGAAAAGCAGCATAAATGATTGCGATTCCGGGTTAAAACAGGTGTTGACATGCACATTTTCTCTCAAATCAATCACATTTGAAAACCGACAATCATAACACTTATGTTGCTCAATCACGTTTTTTATCAGTTCATCGTTTGTGTTATTAAATTGCTCAGTCATTGAGTTTTTTATACAAGCCTCCCAGCCTGCTATAAAAGCCATTTCGAGACGATTGAGAAGATATTGTCCGGAAGTTAAGCCTTTACAACAAAATTTACCTTCATCGCTTGCTAACCATTTATCTCTGGCTTTGGCTAAATCTGATTTCATATTTCTGTCCTAATTTTTTCTGATAATTGATTTATAAGTTGACTGGTTTGTTTTTTTGTATGTTGTCTGATAACTTTCTCAGTCTTTTCCTTGTAATCAAATAGAGGACCAATAGGAGGCTCCTTTGGAGTGGCGTAAAGTATTCGCAATTGTTTATGCTCATAAAAAATTGCCAGCCATTGACGCTTATAAAGTGATTTGATTAGCCGTTGAACAGTTCGTGGATGAAATTTGAGGTCTTTCGCTAATTGCCGAGAACTTTTATAACAGCCTGAATCTCCCCATCTTGTTATTTCACACAAGAGCAAGGCATCATTTCGACTAAGATCGGGATGTGAAAAATACCAGTCTCTCGAAGAATCTAACATTTCCGCTCCCTAATACTACTCCTACTTATTCTCCTACTACTCTTACTATATGGTACGGCACCACGCCGTAGGTTATGCGGCACAGTGCCGTAGGTCCTACGGCACTGTGCCGTAGGCTAATTCAAGATTTCACCGCAAATCTAACAGGTTTATCCACAGGTTATCCACCTAAATTAGTTCTCCTTGAATTGGCTCAAAACTCAATCGACCTACAGTTCCTTCCTTAATCCATTCAATAACCTTTTGTCGCTCATCTTCCGTCAGACTGATACCTTCAAAAGATAAACTCTCGCCATTTGATTTGACATTGCAGCTCTTGATTTTAGTCTCTACGACTATTTTCTTTGCCATAATTAGAGTCCTTTCGTAATGAGTTTTATAATGCTCCTTTTCTCCTGCCAGGCTGTTCATCGGAAATTTGCAAGGGTTTGCCCATATCTATTGGTACTTGTTTGAAAATTCTATGAGCTTCAATAATGCGGTACACATACTTTTTGCAGGACCAATAATTCTGTGCGCGTCTCTTAGGTATCCGATCAATAACCAGATTTATTTTGGCTTTTGGGTAAGCCTTGCTTATTTGCCGAAATCTCGTTACATCGCGGCGCTCAATATAACCTTTACATTCGTACCATTCTTTCTGACCCTTTTGATCCTGTGTTACAAAATCCAGAAGATAGCCTTTGCCAAAAGGAGACATTATGAAACGGCAATCCGGGCTTTCATATTCCCAGCTAACTATATGGCCAGCCTGAACAAGAAATTCCAGATATTGAGCCCAGCGATATTCAAGAAGGCTCTCAAAATGATATGCTTTACCGCCTACCATCGCATCACAACGATAGTTTTTATAATCTTTGCTTATCCGTGCCATTTTTGAAATCAAATGGCGGTTTAACCATCCCACCGCCGAAGGTCTTAAGGATAAACAACAATGCCAAATCAGGCATAAATTGGTACTTCTTTCTGAAAGATATTAACGCCAGGTATTTCAATTTGAGGGATACCTTCTTTATCCCGGGCTGAGAATATCGCCTTGCGGATTTTCGCAGTATCAATTACCTTGTATTCGTCGGGCACAGCACTTCCATTGATGATTTCAAAGTCCCATTGTTTTCTTATCTTGGTAGTATCCTGTGCCTCAAAAGGTATAGGTTCTTCAACTTTTGTCGGCTCAAGTTCATAGGTATCGTGTCCTTTTTCAGCATGAGATTCTTGAATTTTGCGGCGTTTCTCATCCCGTTTACGGGCTTCTTCCTCGGCCTTGCGCTGCTGCTCGGCGATCCGTTGCCGCTCGGCAGCACGCCAATCCATAAGACGCTGCGATAAATTACGTTTGGCATCCTCGACCGGCTCTTTAATCTGCTTGAAGGTATTGTTTATCTCCTTCAAGGATTTGTTCAGAGGCGCAGTAAAGGATTTGCGTTTCTGCTCAATCATTTTCAGGCCAGCAGTCAGTTTGGTTAAAATCATGTTGGCGGCATCTGCCTCATCTTGATTTCTTATCAGATGTCTCTCGGCCAGAACTATGAGACCGTCTCGTTCGACTTGTATTTGTTGAATCGCTTGTTCGTCCATCTTTTTGTCCTTTCGTTAATTGAAAACTACCGAAGTAATCTTTTACAGCTTGTACTACTTCTTCAGGCGAGTGAGCCGACCCAAAGACATTTTGGGCCTCTTTCTTAACTAAGTCTTTATAATCCGGTGGCTGCGGCCAGCTTGCATTAAAAGTTTCCAGTAGGGCCTGCTTGAGAGCAAGTGTTTGCGCAGTATTGGCCGCCCATTGGCCGTTACTTCCTAAGCCGGAACCAGTGATAATCTCAGAATAACCGGTGTCCACATCGGTAAGCTTAAATTTGACGTGGATCATATATGCGTTCTTTCCAAGCACAGCGGTCTTTTCTATGGGGATACAAGTTAAACCCAACTCCCTCATAGTTTGACCGTAGGCGCTGAAAACCTCTGCGGCCTCGGTGTAAGCATACTCATTACCATCTAAATCTACTCCCCGACCGGTGCATTGGATCTCCGGATGCTGATTCATTACTTCTAAGATTTTTTGATGGAACCGGATTTTCATTGCAGTTTCTGATACTCTTGATTCCTGTCTTTTGCTTGACTTCTTTGATTTTCGGGTAGTTTTTTTGGTCTTTTTCTTTAATTTCTTGACCGATTTTTTGCTTGCCATTGAAATACCTTTCTGAGTCTTTTTTCGCAATCCTTAAGAACTTGTTTCAATTCAGAATGATGGTTACTGTAAAAACCTGGAATCCAAATAATGTCTATCTTATGTTGAGCTATATCGTCGCGACTAAGTCTTGTCAGCCGAAGCGACTTATGGTCCAAAGTAAATTTGAGTCTTTCTAATATATTTACCATTTCCACTGTTCACCTTTTTGCTTAATCTCCTTCCAGAAAGTACTTTTTTCAAGTGTCACTATCTGATAGATATTGCCTCCATCTCGACCTTCTATCTTATCCACCATCAAACCAAAAAATTTAAGGGCATGGCGGATTTCGTTTATCCTGGCGTTATACTGGCAAGCGATGGATGCGGCTTGTTGTGTTGTAACCGGCCCCAACTTTAGAAGATTATAGATCTCAAGAGCCTGCCTTGATAAGCGCAGCTCGTCTTTTTCCTTCACCGAAGGATTCAAAGTGATTTCAGTTAGTAGCATTTGACGGGCTGTCATTTTTTCTCCGCTTTGAAGTATTTTGCTGCCTGATAATTACAGAAGGCGCGTTCGGTTTTAGGTCCCCAGATGCCGTCTATCTTGCCATGATAATAGCCGAGTTCTTTGAGTGCCTCTTGAGTTTCACTGATAGATTTAGGGACATTTTGACAATCGCAATAGCCTTGATAATAACCTTCAGTGTAGACTTCTCTTTGTGAGTAGCTTATATACTCATATAGTCTGCCTGTCCCTAAAATGAAAGTTATGCCGAAAACCACACAGATTATTAGTTTTGTGATTCGCATTGATTTATCGCATTATTATCCGATTTGGTCATATCGTGTTTCGTGTCATCGAGAATCTTTAATATCGTTCTCACTGCCCATTTTGCTCCGCGCACCATTCCCTTTTCAAAAGGAGTTTGGTTCGCGGGATTAGCGGTTATCTCTAAATCATCAATTACATATCTACCTTCAGACATTTTGGCTCTCTCCTATCTCAGCCATTCGGGTAAATCATTCGCTCAAATTCTCTTTCTTCGTCTCTTTGTGCGTTGAATCTCTGAACAGACAAATAGAAGTCTCTTGTTTCCCGCGGGTCTACATGATGTCCCAAATTACTCTGACAATTCTCAGTTCTTGCTCTTTTTACTCTGTTCACAATCATCCTGTGCATCAGTTTCATTTGACTATTAGTTTTCCTAATCTACCAAGCAGGAATTATATTGTTAAAGATGGATGTAAATTTTGTCCGCTTTTTATGTTTGCTGGTTTTGTCTTTCCAGAAATTCTCTTTCTTCGTCTCTTTGTGCGTTGAATCTTTGTAAAGATAAATAGAAGTCTCTTGTTTCCCGCGGGTCTACATGATGCTCCACGCTTTGCTGGACCTTACTTAACCGATTCTCACTTCCATTTATCATATTGCAGATTCGTGGTGTCATTTTCACTTCTCCTGTTCAATTTCCAATAGAAACTCTGCTAATTGGTTTTTTTAATTCGGTAACTATGGTTGCATGTCCTCTACTATTTCTTCTACTATTTCTTCAATATTTTTAACGCGCTCAATAAAATCAGAAGTTACTTTATTCAAAATCGCTTTTTTAAGTGATTCTGGCATTGAAGATTTATAGACATGTCCTGCTTCTGTGGTGAAACCAGCCCTGTAGTAAGACCTCGCGAACATATTCTCTTTAATGAAAGCATCAAGCTCCTTTTCTAAGTTTTCTTTTATTGGATAATATGGCTTGAAAACTTCCTCTATTTCCTTTCCAATTTTTCCTAGCTTTTCAATGATTAATTTAAGCTCTCGTTCAAGTAACTTTTCTTCTATTTGATTTGTTGTAATATTTTTTTCTGCCATAATTTCTCCTTTACTAATCTTTATGGTTTTCAAAAAGGCGGCGACCATCCTTGGTTATCCTTTCGAGTCCGTTACGCTGCCGCCTTAAAAGTGAGGGAAATCGGGCCCACAAATAGCGGGGGCAGGACTCGAACCTGCGACCTTCTGGTTATGGGCCAGACGAGCTGCCATCTGCTCTACCCCGCGATAATTCCTTATTCTTGAAAAAATAGAATGGGGCCAAAGTTCATCCTTGACCCCACTCCGGAGGAGGGTGATGAAAAGCTAAAGAAGCATCAATTCTTAAAAAAGCGGTCACGGCAAAGTGAAAAATGTTACAGGAGTTCTTTCGAATATGCGGTTGGATTTGTGCAACAGGAACCGTGACCGCAGGAGGGTAACCCAGCAAAATGAATTGTTGCTTGCAATCTGTTAAGCTGGGTGACGTATTACGTTATTTCACAGACGCCTGCTCGACACGCAGGAGGTCACTGGTTCAAGTCCAGTACCGCCCAGTTCGGGGCCTGGTATCTATCGCCTCCTTTTTGCGACAGATTGCAAGCTACAGGCCCCTTTTTTATGGCATTAGACGCCAATTCGCGTGCCATTGAGTAATACGACTGCCTTACAGCCAGATAATGCGTCATCGTTTTTGAGCTGTTATGGCCGGTCAGACGCATTACAAAATGCTGCGGTAAAACCTCGGCCATAAGTGTCGTATAGGTCTTGCGGAATCCGTGAAAATTGTTGATCTGCCGACCGAACGCCTTCTTTTGAATCCTGACAAACGACCGGCGAAAATTCCAGTCCGGGCACTTACGCTGCCGCTCGTTCAATAGACCTGACTGACTGAGCCTCAACATCCGCTGATAAATCGCTTCCGTTAAAAACGGATACAAAAGACTTTGCTGCGATTGCATAGCTTGATCTAATTCGTCCACCAGCGGGACCTGACGCAATTCCTTATCCTTGGCTTCCCATTCCCAAGTCTGTTTTGTGTTGCGTTTAGGCTCGACATGGATAAAACCATTGCGGATATTGTCCCAGGTGACATTTAGAATTTCACCTCGCCGCATACCAGTCGTATAGGCACATAACAGAATCAATCGCCAGCGCTGCGAAGGACAACAATCCAACATCCTTAACAGCTCCCGTCTTTCATAGATACGTATCGGTCGTCGTGTAACACGGAACTGCTTAAGGCCAACAAGCGGATTCTCTGGCAAAATCTTCTTGCTTTGAACCGCCCAGGAAAACACACTCTTGACCGCTCGCATGTACATATTGGCCGTGTTCTTGCTTCGACCAGTTTTAAGTAACCAGCCTTTGTACTTTTGACCGTGATCCGGGCTGATTCTATCTATCCGGCGGTTGCCGGTAGCCTGGGCAAAGTAGCGACATGCCCTTTCGACCGTCTCGCGTGTGGATTGTGCCAGCCAGAAGTTCTCACAGACATACTGCTGGCCTAACGTTACAAATGTTAGCATAGTATACCTCCTTTCGGTTAACAGATTGCAAGCTGCAATCATTATACCAAAAAGCAGGCACTATGCCAACTTAACTGCGCCTTTCATCTTATGAGCTTGTCAAAGAGCTATGCGTTTTACTCAAAATAAATCCTACAATTGGGTAATTCTTCACGAAGTTGTGATATCTGCTCATAGCTTATCTGATTGTTTTCCAGCGAAAGCTCTGTCAGATTTTTTTCTTTAGCATTATCAACAATTTTTTGTAATTGATCTGCATTCATAGTTCTTCCTGACAATTTCTTTGATGATTTTTTCAGCATCTTCAGGGGTATAAAGTACCTCTAAAGATGTTCTTAAATTAGCAAATCTATTACGGGCTATTTCTGTGATTTTTTTATCAGTCAGCTTTTTGCGTTTCATTTTTGACCATTCTTTATAGAAAAAGGCGCAGGGGTAGCTCTGTCGCATGAGGAACTATTCGAACCCCCGCGCCTTAAATTTCTTTGGTATTTGCGACAGAGCATTTTTCATTCCTGTTAATCTGGAGAATTTCCTTGACTTTGTCCGTTAAATCCGGTAACCTTACGCATAGCAACTCGGAGGCCCTCGGGCAGCTTCTGACAGCCCTCTATAGACATAAATCTGTCAAAGGCCGCCCACAATCCCATGGATGCAGTAATCTGAACTGTTCTTGTTTCTTGCTTGACTTGACTTTCGGTTGCTTCTTTTGTCATTCCGGATTACTCCTTTAATAAGTATGTACTTGTTATCGACTGAATAAGGAATTATGTCAACATAAAAATATAGACGTTCTCGTAATTTATAGACAAGAGAGACATAACATATTTTATACCAAAGGCTTACATAAGAAAAAAAATATGAGATAATTCAATAATTATGCGTGAAAGAAACCAAACGACTTTGGTTTTGACTAAAAAAGCTCAAGAAGTGAAGGACGACCTTGCCCCGATATTCGGGCTAAAGAACATTCTATCTGCCGGTTTGGTTTTATTCGGCCAGCTCACGGATGCCCAGCAGAAGGCCGCTATTGCCGCCGCAGGCGACAAAAAGGTCGTGGAGGGTACATCTCCGCCCACCAGCCAGCCGATCACACTCCATGAGGCCTTACATCGAATGGTCGAGCGAATGAAGGCTAAGCAGACTGTAGAAGGCAATATTGTCAAGATAGTTAGGAGGGACGAGAAGACCTGGGAAGAATTGAATCGATTGGTCGAATCTCAAACCGAACCAACCAAAAAGAGAAAGATGAGGTAAAATTAAACGCCAGCCAATCTGGCATAATTCCCGTTCTTACAGTTCAAATTGACCAGCGTTTAATCGAAGGATAGTATTATGTGTCTTTATTAGCTTTTTCTGCCAGTTCCTCTGCCGCGTCCACCGCCTTTAGCATGACCGGGGCCACCTTTAGAACAACCGCCGGTGTTGCGATTTCGTCCGCCGCCGCCGGACATACCTGTACCTCTGCCGGCACCTGTTTTTGCTCCATATTTAGCCATTTTTTTACTCCATAAACCTTCTTTTCTCGCTTTCAAAGACCTTCGCTGTGCAGATGTAGCACGATTATCTCTAATAAGCTGCCTGATTATACGGTCACCATTATCACTTTTAACTATGCGATATTCCTCTCGATGAACCAAACCACAATCACAACAAACTCTTAAAAAACTACCGCCGCTTACATCAACCCATTCTCCGTCAAATCTTTGTATATAAACAGGCATTATTCAATCAATCCATGGTCGCGGGCGATATTCTCATGGTTAAGCAGCTTCCAGTATTTGACTCGCGTTATCAATACGCCCTTATACGGAATGCTTACCGGCTCGTTCGGTTCAACGAAGATGACCTTTTCACTATCAGCGATATAGACGGTTAAGCTCTTTGCTGATCTGCAACCGCTGACGCTGAAGTTTATTAACAAGATCGCCCCGACCAGCATAAACAGCCTGCTCAAGTTTTGCATTGACAGTATCACGTTCCTTTTCCAATTTATCTATACGCGCAGTTTTGCTGTAATGTTTCTTCAAAAACCAGAGAACAATCCCCGACACAACTACAATCAGTGAAAGTATGAGCTTCGTCATTCGGGTTCTGTCGTTACAGGTTTTTCCAGTTCAACGCTAAAAGTATTTGCGATGAGCCTCACACCCCAGTCGTCCCAGCCGTTTTCGGTTTCAAGAGCCTTTTCGTAGAGTGCTTGCAAGAGCTTCGTAAGGCCAGTATGAAAGGCCTCGGCTATTTCAGGTGTCATTTTTTCCAGTAATTTTAGTAACCAAGTCATCTTGACTCCTTTCTTTCTCCATTGAGAATGTTATCTAATTTCATATACAATTTAGAAATCTTTTGTTCGATTTTTGATAGCATCTTGAGCAAATCTGCATAATCTGCCCGGGCTACCATAAGCTCTCGATTGATCTCATTGGCTTCTTTTTTAAGGTCTTCGGTTGTTATCGATTTTTTCTTCAATTCGGTTTACCGCCTGTTTGATATATTCGATATCCTTTTTGATTTCTACTATGGATTCGGTATTTTCTTGTGTCTTTTGTGCTGTGGACTTTAACTGATCTACCTTCTCCGCGTACTTTCCGTAAGCAAAGCCCACAGCCACAAGCGCCAACAATAATGGCAAAAATATTGCTGCCAACTTCAATGTTTTATTGTTGTTATTCAATTTTCTTCACTTGACTTTTTCATTTGGTACGTTACTGTTCAGCTATGACTCAAAAAACCAAAACAATACTTGAATGGACTTGGTCTATAATTGGCTTCATAGCCATAATATGCTTAATTGTTTATCTATATAGTTCCAACCTAATATTTAGGTCTTTTTGGCAAGCCTTATGGAATTGGGCCGAACCGACCTCGAATCCTAACTTTTGAAATTTATTGTTCACCTTCCATTCTTTCTTTTAATCTTTTTTGTTTCAACCCTCGGCCTATAACGGGGTGTCTTTCCAATGGGCTGACACCAGCCTTTTTCTTCTCACGCTCATAATAATCTAACAATAATTTATCGGCCTCTTCTGCTGTAACGCCAAAATTCTTTAATAATTCAATTGCTCGCTCTACTTTTTGCTTCGCTTCTTTGGTAGTTGCTTGAAGCGATGCTGTGTGAGCTTTGCCTTGTAAATACTTATCAAGGTCGATTATTAATTTCGGTTTCCATTCCTCACGCATTTTCTTGGGAACCATTTTGCTATCGAGAATCTGATTGACTGTCTTGTTATAGTGGTCGATTGCTCCGCGTGGATTTTTCAGGGTTCCAAGGTATTGATACAACTTTTCCTGTTGACCTTTAAGCGAGTAAATCCTGTTGGTGATTGCCTGTTCTCGTTTGTCCTTTTCACTCATTGTAGGTCGATAACCAAGCAGTGTTTCTACTGCTGCTATTGTAGTATCAATCTCTTTGCGCCGAGATTGCTTGAAAACACTCCACGAAATCGGTTCGGTTTTCTTGATTTCATAGACAGCAAGTTTCATAACTTTTCGCAGGAAGGGGTCGGTGATTTCTGTTACTCTGTCACCCTTCCAGTCATAAACAGCCCTTCCTTGTGAAATCAACAAAAGGTCTGCTGCTACTTCGGCTGTGGTAGCTGTCATTCCACCAACTCTTTTTATACTGGTTTCAATGGCCTTACCTGGCTCACCTAAAAACATATTCCCGTAAACATTCCAGTAATCCTTATCGTAGGTCATCAGATCTATCATTATCCGGCGACCTTTATCATCGGTTTTGCCGGTATCAATTTTGAAAAGGTCTCGCAAATCTTCGGCGGTTTCAGGTTTCTTTGGCGGCTTGCCGGTCATTATCATTGTGCCAACAGTAGCTAATATCGATGTGATAATTAGTGAATTGACAATATTCGACCGAGACCGATTGGCACTGAAGCCATCTTTGCCCTTCCATTGTAAGGCACTTTTGAGAATCGTTCTAAAATTTCCCTCTGCATAACCCGGGGCCATAAAGAAAAACCGCAAAACTGTAGTCCAGGTCCCGCTTCTTCCAAACAGCCTTTCGTTCACCATTCCATAAAAGTTTTGGCCTTCTTTGATAATTTCTTGAAGCTCTGCATCAGTTAATTCCCGTCCTAACTTCTTTGCCTGTTTGTTGTACCACATTTGAGTCTTTGCATATTTAACCTTCGGAATGTAGCTATTGAACATCCAATTCACAAAACTAACGGGAAGCTTTATTGGTATAGCTCCATACTTAACGGCTTTGCCAAATTCCTTATTAAATTTATTGGCGAATTTCACAAAGGCTTTTCGTGCCTCTGATTCCACGCTGTATCTGTGTCCGCCACCATTTCGGACATAGCGTTTATAAAAAGGTGTTCTAAATGTTGGGTCATTTTTTCTGAATCCAAATGTGATGCCTTGAGTTGCCATTCCCTTTCGGACACCAAATGGAATACGTTTTCCTGGTCTTTTATAAAACTCGGCAATTTTGTAAAATCCAAGATAGCCACTATCGGCAACTGATTGTTTGGCAACAGAAAGAAGGTGAAAAGCACTGCCGATGAATTTTACGGTTCGCAGGAAATTATTAACTTGTCTCAAAGTGTTAATTATAGGCACTTTGGTAATTTTATTTGTAGCGATAAGATTGTTGATTAGCTTGGCAAGGTCTGGTTGAAGCCGAAGTCCGCTAAATGCCGGATCCTGTACTTTGTCCCATTCCACCGGAGCATCAATAAGATTATCTATAAATTTGCCCTCACCCGTCCGCATCAACTCATCTTTGAGCCAGTTCATTCCCTCAAGGTGGGCTATAGCAATATACTCACTTTTGAGATTTCGCACGGGATTTGGGTCTCTAATTTCAAGACCGTAGGATTTCGCATCTGCGTATGTAGGGAGCTTCTTTTCTTTGGTGAATCTCTTGGTTGTGCGCCAGTAATCAAGGAACTTATCAACCTTCTTGGAATCTTTGTAGATGCCGTAGAAGTATTCAGATACTCTATTGATGTCGTCCCCCACAACCGATTGCAGATACTTATAATTGAAATCCGCTATATGCTGAATTGAGCCGAGTAACTTCGGACTTCGCAGTTCTTTCGGCAATTTGTTTGTTGCATCTTTCTTGATAAGCTGTGCTTCTACCGAAACTGGATCGCCACGCGATAGCATCAGATTGTCCAAATCTTTGTCGGAAAACTTATCGAGCCATTCTTCCAGCTCATTGATTACCTTGTCCTTTTTCGGTAGCTCTGTTTGCTCGAATTTAACCCTTGCGACATCTGTGGCGTGAATACCTTTGATAACTGCTGCGTATGCCTCTTTGCCGAGTTTTCTTTCAACGGCCTTGGCTGGTTCGAGAACCCTCATAAATGCCTTGTGAGATTCGAGAACAGGGTTTAAATCGACAAAGCCAGGTTTGCCTTTTCCCTTTGCCTCAGCAGGCTTGGCAGGCGGCTTAATTTCTTTGGCAGCTTTGACGGGGACCTGGTCAACGAGTTTTTGAGCACCAAGTGGTTTTCGCCCTCCAGTGGCCTCTGTAGGAGCGACTTTCTCGGCAGGGGGGGTAGGAATGGTCGGCTTAACAGGTTTTCGCCCAGCAGTCAACGGCTGTGGCTCTGCAATCATAGCCTGCTGCGTTGTCTCAGTTGGTCCGGCAGGTCTTTGAGTTTTTCTATAGAGGTCGGCAAGCAGTCGGTCTCGTTCGGCTCCAGTTCCTTTCGTCATAACCTGCTTAACTTCATCGAAAAGTGAGCGATTTCCGGCCTTTTTTTGCTGCTGAGCGAGTTTTACTAATTCTCTGGCCTCATTATGAGCCTGTTTTGAGGACAAAGCCATGGCCTGTCTGTTTTCGGCAATTCCTTGTAATACTTGCTCAACTTGCTTATTTGATAATTTATTCAGATCAGGGTTATATTTTCTTGCCGCCTTTACCGCCTCTGTGGCGTATCTGTTCCGAACTGTTCTTTTAACGGCCTTAGTGCTTTTCTCTATGAGGCCCAGCGCCTCAAATCCGAGGATGGTAGCGCCTGTTTCGAGTATCTCCTGGGGGCTACCACCGCGCAGGGCGGTAACACCCATGAATCCGCCTGTTACGGCAGGAAT